CTGCTGCTTGATTGTCTGTGACTCCGGCTCGTCGTGCGATTGGCTGTATGAGATTTCCGTCCACATCGTATCCATAAAATCTTATTACCATCACGTACATTGCAGCAGAGTAATTTGGTGCAACTCCTGGTTTGGTAATATTTTTCTTGCTGTACAAATCTGCCACTGCACTGTACAGATTATCCAACAAAGAAATCCCATTAGGTTCAGTTATGGTAAAAGTTAAATCACTAAATGTGGCTGCGCCGCCAGTGGCCGTTCCGCCATACGCAACATTGAATTCAAGATTGTCAATGTAATAGTCCAGCGGGAAAAATGGACTGCGTCCATATTTTACTGTGCCCGATGTGGATGCAGCCTGTTGTGGATCAACTGTTTGATTTGGTACATTATTGTTTACTGGTGCTCCACCACTTTGTACTAAAAGATAATACCCTTCAAGATTTCTTTTTGGAGATTTAACCAGCTTGTTGTAGGTGTCAGGGTCCACTAGATACCAGCTGAGACTGTAGGTATAACTGGCATAGTAATCTAAAATATTGTCTTGTGATATAATTGCATTGGCTGCACCGCCATACAGTTCATCTAGTCTATTTCGCACAGCATTGGTTGTGGGCTGTGCAGCATCATCGCCGCGAGCTCCTACTCCGCCTTGTGTGGCATTGTTAATTGGAGTATTGTTAGGCAATGCTCCTTGATTTTGCAAACTGTTAAATTCTGCTCGTTGTCGAGGATCCAAGAATGTGCTGCCAAACGGCGGAGCCGGTAACGCACCAGATGGTTCCGGTGATGGTATAGCTTGAGTATTATTCAGCGTTCTTGTTTCAGCATCGGTGCCTAGATCAGCATTACCATTTTCAGTAGTAACAGGAAGATTGGCATTGGATTCTACTACAGGTAGTTTGTTGGTGATGCGACCATCTGGAGTTTCAACTTGCTGCTGCGGTGCTGCTGCATTAGTATTGGCCTGATCATCTCTGGCCACTTGTGCTTGTACTGTGGTATCGCCTGCACTACTAGGTGCCGCATTGAGTTGCGTTTGTGCAGCAGCCAATCTAGATTCTAGATTTAGTATTGTGGCTTGTATAGTAACAATGGATGATTCAGCGGCAGCTCTTTTGAGAGGGCTGAGATTAGGGGTAGATAACTCAGCTTGTAGTTCACTGAGATAAGTGCGATAATACACAAGATCTCGATTGATATTACGAATTTCAACATCAATAGCAGCCATGTTTAGAATCCTAACACACTACGTAATGTGGTTATTTTAGGTAGATAAATCTGCACACCTGCTTTGAAATCCAGCGGAGGTGCTGTGAGTGTGTTGGGGTTGCGTTGATAAAACACCCACCACAGTCCGGGATTATCATACAAATCTAATGCCAATAGATCAGGTCTATACTGATATGTTTGATTGAGCTGCATGAGCCGATCATCACTTTCTTTAGGAATAGCACGATTGGCCATCACATCCAAGAAAAATTGACTATACCCTGTGGTATAGTATGCGCTAGTTGAGTCGTATGTGGCCATTACCAGAATCCTCCTTTGATCAAGTCACCGTTGGCAAAGCTCTTGAGACTGAATACCTGGCTGACCTGGGCACGAGTTTGCATGGGCAATAGATTTATTGTACAATCAATCTTGGTGGGCACATAAGTTGGTGAATTTTTGCCCAGCGTTGGTGGCGCCTGTGGACTTGTGATAGCACCTTTGTTAATACCTTGACTGGAGAACAAGTTTTCCAATCGCTTGATAGCACCTGTTATGGGGTTGGTAGGCAAGTCTTGTCTTGTTCTGCGGGTGATCAAATTAGTACCATTGATGTTGGTACTGCCTGCACGGATGTAGTCTACATCGTTGGGCAAGCTGTATTGAAAACTTTGAACTACACAAGGATGTGCTGCAAACTGATATTCCCCAAGGCCGGTGAGATACACCATCGGTGGCGGAGCACCACGTTGTGCATCTTGCCCATAGAACATTTTTGTTACTGATCTGAAAAAATGTATCACCGCCAACAAATAATTAGCTTCAGCGGTGTCCTGTGCTGTGAAGGTTGCAGTGAGACTCACAGCATCAGTATAACTGTTTTGATAGAAATACCCTTTATAGTTAGAATGAGTAAGATCATAACTACTATAGTTAGCTTTGTATGCTATGTCAATCTTGGGCATGTATGGAAATATCACTCCTCCGGTTTGAGCCAATGGTTGTAATATACCAGGGCTGGATGCATTATACAAATAGTTGGCCCCGGCAGCAAGACTCAGCCTCACACGCCAATCACCGTTGTTGACCAATTTTCGTTGAGCTTCTAATACTGCTTGGCGCTGTGCTAATTGTGTGCCAACCACAGCTTGTGAATTTTGGGCAATAAGTCTATTTGTTTCGGCTGATGATTCATTAGGAGTAGCATCTAAGTTTAATCTAGTCAGGCGTGCAGTCTCGGCATCACTTTGTTCTACATTTTCGGCTGCGTTAGCAGCTACTCGAGCGTCCACGCCTGTGGCGTCATCACCGTAAGGGAATTCTTGTGCTGCTGCTGCATTAGCAGCTACTTGAGCATCTACTCCAGTGAATTCATCCACTGCTTGTGCCTCTGCATTAACTATAGGAGGAGGAGGTGTTCCTGCGATCACACGTGGATCAACCACTGGTTCAGCTGTGTTGGCTGCGGCTTGAGCATCTATGCCAGTGAATTCATCCACTGCTTGTGCCTCTGCATTGATCGTAGGAGGAGGCGGTGTTCCTGCGATCACACGTGGATCAACAACCGATACAGATGCAGTCTTCAAAGGAGGCTGTGCATCTACAGCAATGCTAGGTTGTGTATAGGATACCTGTGTCAATCCTGACTCTGCAACAGTTCCGCCAGCACCGGGTATTATTGCACCTGTGTTGGCATTTGTGCCGTATCCGTATGAAGATGCAGCAGCACTAACTCCAGACTGCGCCGTGGCTTCGGCCACTGTGAGTCCTTGTTGTATCAATTGATTGAATGCGGTTGCGTTGCTTTTTTCGTATGCCATGATAATTCCCTATTCTTTATTTACCCAAAAAATAAACCGCCCAGTTTATAACTATTGACAAACTGGAAAAATGTGCTATAATAAATAATATTTTAAAGGATCTCGCCCTAATGGCAACCATTACAAGAGCAACACCAAAAACCAACTATCTCAACAACAGAGATATTCTCAAGGAAATTCACCTTAGCAAAAAAAATTACTGTGCATTTAGAGACCCTGCCCTGGATCATCAATACGATATCATCCTGCCAAATGTAAGCAAGATCAATCAAAAAAGCACAGCCGAAGCACGTAGAAATCGAGCAGATCGCATCAAACGTGAAACTGGTGAGATCATCGATCCTAAAAAAATCCCCAACACAGACATTGTTTTTCGTGTCATGACCTGGGAACACATACCCATGGCACCCAAAAAGATTACCAAAGCAGCAGCCAAAAAACGCAAATTGGAAGAGCTGCTGGAACTGGATGATCCTATAGAAGAAGATCCACTGGCAGGCCTGATTGACGAACCCATGCTAGATCCCACACACATGCGAGTGAACTTTCCTCCATTCTTTCACTATCGTGTGGATGAGAACAAAGTTCCGTTTTTGGTAGGCAAAAGCCATTGGTGTGGAGATTTAGAAACCGGAGAGTTTTCTAAAGATCACGGTGAGATGACTAGAACCCTTGCCCGGATGTTTATGAAACTGTGCGAACGATATGCCACAAGATCAAACTGGAGAGGATATACTTACAATGAAGAAATGCGTGGACAAGCCCTGTTGCAACTCAGTCAAATCGGACTGCAATTTGACGAATCAAAATCGCAGAACCCTTTTGCGTATTATACTGCCGCTATCACTAATAGCTTTACTCGTATCCTAAACATTGAAAAGAAGATGCAGAACATACGTGACGACATCCTGGAGATGAACGGACTCAATCCTTCATGGACTAGACAGAATTCCGGCAAACACAGTATGGAAGCCATGTCCGGTCCGGTTGTAAGCACCTTGGATGAGTAGTATAATCAAAGGATGAGTAATCTATTCCGAAAAGCCGCAATCTTCACTGACATCCACTTTGGCCTAAAGAGCAACAGTGTCACTCACAATGAGGACTGCTTGAACTTTGTGAAGTGGGCTACTTCCAAAGCCCGAGAGGAAGGTTGCGAGACCTGTATGTTCCTGGGCGACTGGCATAACAACCGAGCCAGCCTTAACATTGTCACGCTGAATTATAGCCTACGAGCACTGGAGCACATGAATGATAATTTTTCTAGTGTTTATTTCATTCCAGGCAATCACGATTTGTACTATCGCGATAAACGTGATATCCAAAGTGTTGAATGGGCCAAACATTTACCCAACGTTGAAATCTGCAATGACTGGGTCACAGCCGGTGATGTGATCATTGCTCCCTGGCTTGTGGGTGATGATTTCAAGCGTATCTCTCGACTAAAAGGCAAATACATGTTTGGGCACTTTGAACTGCCTGGTTACTTGATGAATGCCATGGTAGAGATGCCAGATCATGGTGAAGTACGACGGGAAGACTTCAACAACTTTGAACATGTGTTTACCGGGCACTTCCACAAACGACAGACCAAGAAAAACATCACCTACATTGGCAATGCGTTTCCGCACAACTATGCCGATGCAGGTGACGATGATCGTGGACTTACTATCTTAGAGTGGGGCCGGGATCCTGTGTATCATGCCTGGCCCGATCAACCACGATATCGTGTGTTAGGACTTGCCAATATCATTGACAATGCATCTGCATTGCTTGCACCTCGCATGCATGTTCGTGTAAACTTGGACATTGAGATTTCATACGAAGAAGCCAACTTCATCAAGGAAACTTATATCAAAGATTACAATTTGAGAGAAATGGCATTGATACCCAATAAGAATAGTTCGGTGGACACTGATATGGCCCCTGGTGAAATCAAGTTCGAAAGTGTGGATCAGATTGTCACAGATCAGATTACCAACATTGAATCAGAATTTTACGATAACAAATTACTGTTGAAAATCTATCAGAATTTATGATTTATTGCATATGGTATCCCAGTGGTGGGTTTGGACATTTTGTAAATGCAATAATAAGTCTGTATGGCAAGAATTTTGCCAAATCAGATCATGCCGAGTTGAATCTCAGTTCCACAGGTGATAGTCATCAATACGCTCTTGCTGCACCTAAATATCTTCATGACCCAGACGATTACAATTTTGAATTTGATCAAAACAAAAATTACACTGTGTTAATCGACAACGGTATAAACAATCAGACTGATAGATTTAAAAGTTTTTTCCCCAAAGCCACCATAATAAAAATTTGCTATTCAGATTGTTCTTGGCCTATCATTGCAAGAACCATGATTGAAAAAGCAATGGATGTGAGTTTTGAATCTCAAGTTAATCTTGATTTAGATCTATGGAACAATCAAGACCAATGGTCATATAGAGAGAAATATTTTTTGTTTCTTAGGGATCATGAATTGAGGCCGGAATGGAAACCAGACAACACCAGTATTCATCTATGTGTGGATGATCTATTAGACTATGCCCAATTTTATTCAAAACTTCAAACATTGTTTGAAATTGAATCTTTTGAAGATGTATGGCATGCATGGCGTGACACTAATAAAAAATATATAGACCCAATTTCCATTGCAGACAAAGTTATAAAGACAATTAGAGCTCGAGAATTATTGCCATTGGACCATGTAACTGATTCATGGACTCAGGCCGTGATTTATTATTACATTTGGCTACAATACAATTTTGAAGTTCCCCACAATGATTATTCGGAATGGTTTACAAATACCATGGATATTGTTAAAATGTTAGACAAGCACAATATAATCATATGATCCATCTACGCGACCTTACAGTAAAAAACTTCATGAGCGTGGGCAATACCACGCAGGCCATCGACTTTGACCGGAGTGATCTCACATTGGTGTTGGGAGAAAACTTAGACATGGGCGGGGATGGCTCTCGCAATGGTACAGGCAAGACCACGATCATCAATGCTCTAAGTTATGCATTGTATGGACAAGCCTTATCAAACATCCGCAAAGACAATCTTGTGAACAAGACCAATGCCAAGCACATGCTTGTGAGCCTGGACTTTAGTGTAGGCGGACAGAACTATAGAATTGAACGTGGACGCAAACCTAATGTACTCAAGTTCTATGTGAACGACGAACATCAAGCAGCACAAGACGAAGCACAAGGCGATTCAAGAGAAACACAAGAAGCCGTTGAACGTGTGTTAGGTATGAGTCACGATATGTTCCAACACATCGTGGCATTAAACACCTATACTCCTCCGTTCTTGAGTCTCAAAGCTAACGAACAACGCACTATTATTGAACAACTGCTGGGCATCACACTATTGAGCGAACGTGCCGATCGTATCAAGGAGCTGAATCGAGAGACCAAAGATGCTATACAGACCGAAGAACTGCGCATTAGAGCAGTACAAGAAGCCAACAAACGTATCGAAGAACAAATACAAAGTTTAGAAAAACGTCGCACACTATGGATTCGCAAACAAGCAGAAGATGTAGCTGCATTGACTCAAGGCATCAGTGATCTCGAGCACATCGATATCAACACCGAAGTACAATCGCACAGAGATCTCAACACATACAACGCAGGTAAGAAGGCCATTGAAGAAGCCAATCGTTGGATCCGGCAGATTGATGCCGATGACGCGAAACTGCTAAAACAAAAAGCCCAGATTGAGAAAGATCTCAATCAGATTGCCAGCCACAAGTGTTTTGCTTGCGGCACAGAGATCCACGACAACAGCCTGGACACTGTGAAAGCACAACGTGAAAAGACTTTGCAGGAACTTGCATTGCAACTGCTGACCAATTTCTCACAGCGAATGGAACATGAAGATCGATTGAAGGAACTTGGTGAGGTAGGGCGGGCTCCCAGGGTATTCTATGATAGCCTAGAACAAGCATTGAATCACAAAAATACCGTGGATACCTTGTGCAAAGATCTTGCTGCAAGGTCTGCCGATGCTGATCCATATGCCGAACAGATTGCAGACATGCAGCATCAGGCATTGCAGGTAGTGAGTTACGATACCTTGAATGAGTTTACCAGAATTCAAGAGCATCAGGAATTTTTACTAAAACTTCTCACCAGCAAAGACTCATTTGTACGTAAGAAGATTATTGATCAGAATTTAAGTTATCTCAACAGCAGACTCACACATTATCTTGATCGCATTGGACTTCCACATACTGTGAAGTTTCAAAATGACTTGACTGTGAGCATTGAAGAGCTGGGTCGTGAACTGGACTTTGACAATCTATCGCGTGGTGAACGCAATCGACTGATCCTTAGCATGAGTTGGGCATTCCGTGATGTGTGGGAGAGTTTATATCAACCTATCAATATCTTGTTCATTGACGAAATGATTGATTCTGGATTAGACACCCAAGGTGTAGAGAACGCATTGGCATTGCTGAAGAAGATGAGCCGCGAACGACACAAATCGATCTGGTTGGTCAGTCATAGAGATGAACTTACCAGCAGAGTAGAAAACATTCTCAAGGTAGTAAAAGAGAATGGGTTCACTTCATACTCAACGGATATAGAACTTGCGTAGAATAAAAGTATTGCATTTAGAACCCACGGATGTATGCCAGGCTGCATGTCCCTTGTGTGCTAGAGAAACTGATCCTGAGTTCAATCGGAAACAGCAACACCATCTCACGATCTCACACATACAGAAACATTTCAGCGATCGTGTGATTGCCGGTCTTGACAAGATGTTCATGTGTGGGGTGTACGGTGATCCGGCTGCTGCAAAATATACCCTGGATATATATCAATGGTTTCGCCAACTTAACCCAGATATCACATTGGGCATGAACACCAATGGTGCTATACAGAACACATTTTGGTGGCATGAACTAGGCCAACTATTCAATCAATCAAGAGACTATGTTGTATTCAGTATCGACGGATTACAAGATACCAATGCTACATATCGTCGAGGTGTTGATTGGCACAGACTCATGGCCAATGCCGATGCTTATATCTCTGCTGGAGGATCTGCACATTGGGATATGTTGGTATATCGCCACAATCAACATCAAGTGGAAGAATGCGAACAACTGGCACGAGACATGGGATTTAAGTGGTTCCGGGCCAAAGTGTCCAGTCGAGTACCGTCAACTTCAAATTTACAAACACCCACAGGATGGCAGATGCCAGTGACCGGACAAGGTCCTATACAATGCCATGTGCTCAAAGAAAAAAGTGCTTATATAGATGCACAAGGGCGGTTGAGTCCTTGCTGTTGGTTAGGTGGATCGCAAAGTAATATCATAACAGATATCAAACAGGTACGGACAACTTGGAAATCTAGCACACCTAACTCAACCTGTCAATCTGCGTGTGGAACCACAGATTTACAAACCAGCTTTAGCAGCCAATGGCAAAAAGAGGTTGAACTTGTTTGATTTCTCGGTGATCGATGAATATCAGCTTGAGATAACCACATACTGCAATGCGGCATGCCCACAGTGCCCACGGAATGATCTTGGACAAGGTATCAATCCTTACATGCCATTGACACATCTTGACCGTGCTGTGATAGATCATGCATTTGATACAGATCTGTGCGGACGGTTACGACAGATATTCTTCTGTGGCAGCTATGGTGATCCTATCATGCATCCTGACTTCCTGGGTATATTGCGTGATTTTCGCAGAAAGAATCCTACTTTGTGGTTATATATGCATACCAATGGAGGTGTGCATGAACCTGAGTATTGGGCAGAGATTGCCCAGATCATGAACGGTTATGGGCAAATAGATTTTGGAATAGATGGGCTTGATGATACCTTGCACCTATATCGTAAGAATGTAAAATTTTCTCGAGTGATGGCCAACGCACAGGCATTCATTGATGCTGGTGGTCGTGCTCAATGGAACTACATAGTATTCCGGCACAACGAACATCAAGTTGAGCAAGCTAGAGAACTAGCAGCCAGTATGAAATTTCACAATATCCTGGTACGTAAAACTGGTAGATTTCTCAATCATACTTCCATGGAGGAGATGCCAGTCTGGCCTATCAAAAACAGTGATCGTGTGTTGGCACCACCTGTGGATCCTGAATATCGCAATACCAGCATGATGTTTTTGCCCGATCTAAAGAAACAATATGCATCAGTCAAGGATTACTTTGATACCACCCCCATACGATACGATGCTATGATAGGTCGTAAAGTGGCTATCAATGCCGAGGGTGTGGTATTGCCTTGCAACTTTTTCAATCACAACTTGTATGATGCTAGATTTAAGGATGGCAGTTTGCCAGGTGCCAATCCGTTAAGCCAACGCAACGGACGCAATCAAGTCACAGACTTCTTGTCAAGATATGGACTAGACAATCTTAACATACACAATAACTCATTGGCAGGTGTGTTTGAGAATCCCATGTGGTCTGACCTGGTGGAGAGCTGGAACAATGAACATAGGTTATTTGAATGTGCAATGACCTGTGGTAGTAAATTTACAAAAGTATGGGATCAAGGAGGATCTAAAATATGAAAATGTTAGTAACTGGTGGTAATAGAGGATTAGGACAACATCTTGTGGAACAATTCGGTGCAGCGAGCATAAGTCGTGCCACTGGCATTGATATAACAAAAGATTATCAAGCCATTGCTAAAATGAGTTTAGAGTATGATGTGTTTGTGAACAATGCATTTGATGGACCACCACAAGAGCCCTGGGCTAATTTTGGACAGACACAAGTGTATATGGCAGTATACGATGCCTGGCAAGCAGCTGGAAAATCTGGATGGATTTTTAATATCGGATCTGTAGGTGAGCAAAACATAGTGGCACCTGAACCCAGATGGGAAACATATAGGATTAGCAAGGCAGCATTGAGTCACGCCAGCAGGCAAGGCACACAGGCATTTAAACAAGATCAAGTGAAATTTAGAACAACTTTACTAACATTGGATAGACTAGATACGGAACTTAGCCGTAGTAGACCCACATGGACTGGTAACGGGCAGGCGTTGCATGACATCAGTGACTTTATCAAGTATACTGTAAATGTCAATGCAAACACAGTAATCGAACAGGCAACTTTTTACGTCAACTTTAACTTTAAGGCATAACTATATGACTCAAGTAATACAACTACAACATGACATGGCTATATCAAAACACCCCAGTGGAGACATTACCGGACTCATGTGTGGGTTTCGTTTACTTGATCACAAATAATCTATCTGGACGCAAATACATAGGCAAAAAACTAGCTAAGTTCTCAAAAACAACTTACCGAATAGTCAAACAAAAAAACGGCATCAAGAAGCGGAAAAAGATACGCAGCAAAATCGATTCAGATTGGCAAGAGTATTATGGGTCAAGCTCAGAATTATCCGCAGACATCGAAAAACTAGGCACCAACAATTTCACCAGAGAAATACTTTTCTACTGCAACAGCAAGAGTGAATGCTCATATATTGAGGCACGTGAGCAGTTCAGCAGACAAGTATTAGAATCACAAGATTATTACAATGGCCATATACAAGTTAGAGTACATGGTCGTCAAATTCTAAACAAAATTTAACAGGCAACTAACGACTCTGTGTTGAGTGTTTGACTCAACCCCATTGAGGAACGGTGCGATACCCGGTCTGGACTTGGGCGTCAAAGGCAATTGCTAACTTAAGGCAACAAATGGTTTGGGCTCTGTGAAATAGATACACCCCATGCTCATAGGACTTGGATTTATTATCGGGTCACTAGGGTTCCGTTGATATGTGAAGCTAGAGTAAGGGGTACCGGTCAACCGCCTCTGCGTTGGAAACAACAATCTCTTTATAATAAATGACTGCTGTCACTCAGATGATGCATCAATTCACCGTGCATACGGTGAATTATGACCACAGTATCTAGATGATACTAATTCAAGAAACAAAAAAACATTGATGAGCGACAGCGAATCAATAGACTTGCGTAGCAAGTCTCTAAACAGATGACTCATGTAATGCACATTTCCGTTTTACTAAAAAAATGGCAATCCACTTTTTTTGGTGGTCTCTAAATTGTCTTTGATCAAGTTGTTTATGAGCTCACGTTCTTGCACACCTAATGCCATGGCTTGATCGTATGTTAATCCACCTCGCATGAACCAACTCATCTTGATAGCCTCCTGGCGTATGTTTTGACAATCTTTGTCCATGTTCTCGATCAACTTGTCGATCTCTTCTGGACTAGAGGTCAGGAGGCGTTGACGAAAAAACTTGATAGATCCAGTGTAAACGGTTGTGAATACTGGTGACTACATTCCTTACATGTTAGTGCCAGTGGTTGTACATCACTTTGTTGTTTGATTGAGATCACATGATCACGTAACTGATTGAATATCTTACTATCACAGTTGCGTAGGTAATCAGTGATAAATTCAGTCTCGCTTACCAATGCTTGCGGAGTTTTGATAGCAGCAATACTTTGGGCTATGGTCTTCAATGTGGTTTCGTTAATCAACATCATGCTGCGATTTAATTGATCCAGTTTGGTTTTTTCATCCACATCACTCTCAAGCACACGCATGGCCTGTTGTTGCTCCATCTGCATCTGATTGTTGTCGTTTACAAATTTGTACGGAATAGGGCGGAACCAAAATTCCAAATCGCCAATGCTCAACGAGTTTTCATAGTCACCTATTTTCAATGTGTCATTGACCACACGTAAGTCAATGCTGATTGATTCGTCGGTATTGCATGCTGGGCAGGATACATCAAGATCCATGGCATGCCCATAGCTGGCAATACGTATACCTACTAGTGCAGCATCAACGTCTGAAGCTGGCATGGCCCATGGATCTCTGATACCCGGAATACAGCTCTTGATCACATTCACTGTGGCTGTGCCGTTGAACAGAGCATCCGGAGTTCTGTAAGTTATTTCATCCACACTGGTCATGGGCAGCACTGGTAATTCGCCATTAGCTGGCATGTTCAGTGTGCCTGGTGGATAGAATTTACCGCCAGATGGTAGTCGTATGTAGATGGCAGGTTGACGGAAATATTGTGTTAGGGGGTTGTTTGGTAGCATGATTTTCCTCGCTAAATATAATTATGATCAAATCGATCCACGGTAAAATTACAAGGACCATATATGGCAACCGCACCCACACCTGAAGAATTTGCAGCAGTAAAAGAAGAATTAGATAACTTAAAAAATGCCCTTGGAAAAGCCGCTGGGCAAACAAGTTCTTTTGGGTCAAGTTTTATACAAGCATCTAAGCAACTTGGCACCGGGGTAACTGGATTTGCCACAGCTATGGCCAATGGGCAGCAAGGTGCAAGTACATTCAACGGCGTAATTAATTCTGCCGGCGGTGCTCTGGGCACAATGTTAAAAGAACTAGGCCCATTGGGTACAGCATTTAGTAAACTTACTGATTTTGCTGGAGTATATCTAGTCAGAGCCAATCAGCAAAGCGATGCATTATTCAAAAGTTTTCAAGATCTAAGTAGAGTAGGCGGTGCCGGAGTTGAAGGCATGAAAGGTGTGTTTGATAACATGCAACAATTTGGGTTGACCATGGATCAACTGCCTGAGTTTGGTGCAATGATTGCTCAAAATAGCGAAGCGTTGGCGGTGATGGGCGGCAGCGTTAGTAAAGGTGCTAAACAATTTGCTGAGGTAGCGTCTGGCATACAACAGTCAGGTCTGCAATCTGAATTTATGCGCATGGGACTGACCACTAAAAATATCAATGAAGGTACAGCAAGTTATCTAAGAATACAAACATTAACCGGCATGAGCGCTCAAAAATCACAGGCAGCACTCACTGCTGGTGCTGCTGAATATATTGCGCAACAAGATAAACTCAGCCGTCTTACAGGAAAATCAGCGGAAGCACTGAGTAAAGAAGCAGAAGCAAGACAGTCCAATGAAAGATATGCCGCAGTAACGCTGGAGTTGCAGATGAAAGCAGCAGCAGCCCGTGCTTCTGGTGACGAAGCTGGTGCCCAGGCAGCTGAAGCTCAGCTAAGACAAAATGAAGAAACGCTAGACAGACTGCCAGCTTCAATGAAGCAAGGTTTCCAGGATCTAATGACCGGAATGGTTACCACCCCAGAGGCCCAGAAAATGTTTGTATCTTTGCCCAAAGCTGCTCAGGATGTTATGTCTCAACAAGCCAAAACAGGAGAACAATTTGAAGCGTCAATGGAGGCTTTGTCAGCAGAGGCAAAGTCAGCTGCTGAAAGGAATGTAGGATTAGCCAAGGCAGGAGTATCCGAGAAAGCAGGTGCAAGTTTTTCAGGGTTAATAGCAGCTGGAAAAATGCCAACCGGTGCTGCGGCTAGAAAAGTCAAAGAAGACCAAGACACACAAAGAAAAGGTGGTGGTGACGTTGATGTGAACAATCAAGTGGCCATGAGGCAAGCACAAACAGCAACTACCATGGCCCTGGACGAGCTTGTGAACAAAGGTGTGGGTCCTGTAACTGAGCAAATGAAAAATTTATCAGTGGGTATTGAACGTGTAATTACCGCTATACCTGACCTTAATCCAAAAACAGCAACTGCTGCCAGACCTGGAGAATCAAATTCAGGACGTGGTGAGAATACTCCTGCCACAGCTGGGTACAAAACCAATTTCAAAATAGAAGATTTTACAACATTTTTAGAAAACACAGTTAACAAAGCATTCAAAGCCTTGTCGGCTCCGGCTATACCCCCGGTGACCACAGGCAGACAAGCCCAAGAAGTATTGACCAGAGCATCAAGTCCTAGCCCAACTGGTCCTAGAACAACTATGTCCAATGAACAGGCCAACAATATACTACAACGAGCAGCAGCAGGTCCAAATACAAATTATCGCACAAATCTTGGTGACACTACACCGACCACTGAACGCAGAACATCAACTGTCCAAGAATCCTCTGCAGGTGGTAGTGCAGATTTAGTTCAAGGCCTTATGACATTGGCTCAGAACATCGGATCACAAACAACCAGTATGAATGAACTGGTAGAGCTCATGCGTAGAAGCAATGGTATCCAAGACAGAATACTGCAACAGGCTAGAAATTAACGATAAATAACTCACTATGGCAGAATCAAACAAAGGCACCGGTTGGAAAAAATACTTCAAAGTCGCAGATTTATCTGGACAGATGAGCCCAATCGCGGGTGGACGAGATCAAGGATTACCCGGATATCCTAAAAATGACGGACGTCGCTCTAATCAAGCTGATACTGATTTCAGCTTCAGAAACTATGCCAGCAGACTGCCAGAAGTGTATTCTGGGCATCCTAACCGTATTGAACGTTATAATCAGTACGAAAACATGGATGCTGACTCGGAAGTTAATGCATGTTTAGATATCATATCTGAATTTTCTACACAGCTAAACGAACAAAACGACACACCGTTTGATATAACATACAATGACGATCCTACAGATCACGAGATTGAAATCATCCGCAAACAGATGCAGCAATGGGTCAAGTTGAACAAGCTGGATCAGCGTATATTCAAACTGTTCCGTAACACAATCAAGTACGGTGATCAGATTTTTGTACGTGATCCAGAAACATTTGAAATGTACTGGGTGGACATGAGCAAAGTGGTGCGTGTGATTGTGAATGAAAACGAAGGCAAGCGCCCAGAACAATATATCATTCGTGACATCAATCCCAACTTCCAGAACTTGACTGTGGCAGCTAAAACCACAACTGACTTCATGGTTAACCCAAGTTCTGGTGGTGCAGGTGGTATTGGTGGCAGCATGCAAGGCGGCGGCTATACTGCGCCTAGTTCAGCCATGAGCGGTGCCAGCAGATTCAATCGTGCTGTGAATGAAACTTGTATTGATGCCAAACACGTGG